GCCGCTTTCTGGTAGTCCCCCTTCCAGATCTCTCCGCATGATGATAATTTGATATCGCCACCAGCGGTTTCACGGCTTTGCAGATCGCCTCATTTGTGGCATTGGCATCGCCATGCCACTGGCATTTGAAAATGTCGGCTTTCAGGTCCTTTGCGGCCTTGATCAGGAGATTGTTCCCCTCGTTCTGGAGGTCTCCCGCCGAGTGGTATGTCCATCCGTTCAACTTTATGCGCAGCACTGCGGATTCATTGTTTACAAAGTAATGATCGCCGTGGTCTTTCAGGTCCTTGGCTGCGCACTGGTAGATGCAGGAGAACTCCATGTTTCCGATCTTCCAGGAGCTTCCCGGCTTTACATAGTGGCCTGTTGCCTTTTTGTATTGCCTGCGCAGGGCGTCGCCATAGGATTTCTGGTATTTGTCCAGCTCCGTCGGATCCGGAACATAGATGTCAGCCGTCGGGAAGGCTTTGATGACGTCGCTTGTTCCTCCATAGTGATCGCCGTGCGCATGGCTGATCACGATGGCGTCCAGCTTCGTCACGCCCAGACCTTTCAGCTTTTTGATGACATTCCCGGACGATTTGCCCATGGCCGTGTCAATCAGGACGGCATGTTCCACTGTTTTGTTGTCTTCTCCATACTGGAGCAAAGCGGTGCAGTCACCGTATTGGCTCGACTCGTCTCCCTTGTCGAAGAAGGCCAGGGCGGCGATGCGGATCCGATTCCCTCCAGCAGGTTTTTCGTCTCTTTTCTTCTCTTCTTCCGGATATCTCGGGCGGATCCTGCCCTTCACGCTGCCGAAGCCGCTTCTGTGCCTGACGTGCACGCCTCCGTTATAATTCCCGGAGATAAAGTCCTTCCCGCCCAGCGCAAATTCTGTGTGATTCGGGTTCCCTTTGCTGTCTTTGTAGACTACTACGTCGCCATATCGCATATCCGAAGAGCCTTCCTTCCATGTTCCCTTCTTTATGGCGTTCTCCATCAGGTTCTTTGACTGCTTCCCGTATCCGATCAGATCGAGGAGGCCTGCTTTCCAAAATGCCCAGTCCACAAATTCTGTGCACCAGGCATTTTTCTCGGATATCTTACTGTGTCCAACCTTGTCCATCATTTTGTTGTACTCTGCGACAAAGTCTTTGTGGGCTGTCGGTGAGTCGATGAACGGTTTCATGACAGCATATACTCTGTCCGCTCCGCTGCTTTCTTTTCTGCCTGTATCGTCTCCCGGAATCGTGATCATGATGGCGTTCAGGAATCCTTTTTTCTTTACCAGCGCGAGCCTTTTCTCAGCGTTGGCCCGCACGGAAAAGGCCCCGCACTGGACCTTCATGGTGTCGCTATCCGGAACGATGGACGCCGGGATGCCGGCCTTTTTCACCTTTGCCAACATCTTTTCGGCGTTGGCCTTCTGGCAGAAGGCGCCGACCTGAATCTTGTATAATGTCTTTCCCATGGTCACTCCTCTTTGATGATCGCCTTGAAGCCCGCCTTCCTGGCTTTAGCTGCCAGGGCTTCGGCATTCTCTTTCGATGAGAAGGCACCGATCTGAACCCGGAAGAGTTTTTCGCCGTTTGCTGCGGTTTCTTTCGGTTTTGCATCGGTTTTCCCGTATTTGTCACGATAAACTCTGCCGAACGCGGCGCGGCGGTTCTTCACTTCCGCCGACTGATCAGCAGGCTTTTCGAAGTCTGTCATGATAGCATCCGATACAGCCTGGACGGACTTGCCGGCTTTCAGGGCTTCCATGGATACCTTGTAGCCCTGCAGCTCCTTCCAGAGGAATTCAAGCTGCATCTGCATGTCGTCGATGGATGCGTCCTTCTCTTTTGCGTAGTCCAGGAGGGCTTTCTTCCTCGTGTGCCATGTCCACTGTGCGAGGCCGTAGCCAGCGCCGTCGTTCACGAATCCTGTGTAGGTCCCAGTGTTCACAGCTGTGGTGTAGCCCTTGTCCGTCATCCCAAGTTTTTTCTCGAACGAATTCTGGAGGTTGTTCGGGCGGAGTGCGGATTCCGCGTAGAGGTTGCCCATGAGACCGGCGATCGCGTTGGCGTTCAGGCCCTTTCCGGCGAAGAAGCTCCAGATCTGTTTCTCGCGGTCCGCCTCCTCGTTGTTGATCATGGCTGCGGCCGCTGTGTTCGGATGCTCCTCTTCTCTCTCGGCTCCTGCCGGATCCTTCAGACGCTTTGTAACCTCTTCCGCGAGCCTTCCCATGCGCTCATAAAGCCAGTCGCCAGGGCAGGCCTTCGCGGCGAACCACCGGTGGACTGTGAGTACCATCTCGTCTTCTGCCGGCGTGTAGGAGAGGGTCTTGCTCTTGTCTCCAAGCCAGAGGAGCTTTTTCTTTCCGTATCTCTCGCAGATATCAGTGCACAGATTCACAAGCGAATCCCATACCACCATGTTCATCGCATACGGATGCTTTGTGTCGCTGGCGCACTCGATCGTGATTGCGCGGTTGTCATTGTCTGCAGATGAAGAGCACCAGGAGCGATTCTTTTCGTCGACATATAATCCAATCTCTCCGTCTTTTCCGATGCCGTAGTTGGACGAGGCCTCGTAGGAGGCCTTCGCGAAAAGGCCTCCGCATGCCTGCGCGGTCATCTGCCCCACCATACAGTGGGGCGTGATCCGCGTGACCTTGTAGGTTCTCTGACCGGAATGATTCGGAGAGTAGATGGTGCAGGATGTTAATTTGCTGAAGCCCATATTTCCCTCACTTTTTCTTTGTAGGATCTCCGTGATTAATCTCCTCGTCGATATCCTTTGCTTTTCTCGTGATAAAATCCGGAATCGGGACGCCCATCGCCTGGAGGTTTTCCATAATGCTCAGTCCCTCCATGAGGCACACATACAGGGCCACAGCTGCCGGGTATTTAATCGGCAGTTGGATGGCGATGCATGTCACCCAGACGAGCATGATGACGCCCAGCTCCCCAACCTTCCTATAGAGCCCTTTTCTCATCACCGAACTGTTTTTGCAGTTGTTGATCTGTGCCTGGATGAAGCCGGTGATGACATCCGACAGGGCAAAGATGGCAGGGAGGGCGATGATCCAGTAGTTGTTTGTGAAATGTATGCTGTATACGATATCCATGTAATCTCCTTTTTGCTTAGTCTACTTTCTCCCACCCCGCAGGGTAGTCCGCCGGGCTCCAAACGTTGTTATCGATCAGTGACTCGTAGGTCGAGCCGTTAAAGATAACTCTGTCTCCCTCCATGTATGGGTTTGTGGAGTCAGGCTGCACCCACTCGCCGATTTCAGTACCGTCCTGGCCGGGAAGGACTTCCGCGAAGAGTGCTGCGGCTGCTCCCGGATTCCATGTCGGCTGTGATGTGTGCGCCTGGAGCACCTTGTAGAGTGTCCCGTTGACTCTCACCCGGTCGCCGGTCTTGTACTCGCATCCGTCAGGATTCCAGGCGGGGAAGAGCTCCGCATTCTCCAGGGCTTTCTCGTCTTCCAGATTCTGGGCCATCTCCTCGATGGTACCTCTCAGGACTCTGGCTCTTTCGATGATGTTGTCCATGATCACTCCTCTCCGAGCAGGATCCTGCCCGCCTGTGCATATTCGCCGCCGAGCTCATATGTGCCGCCCCGCGTGTAGATGTGGCCGGTGACGGAGCCGTCCGTGTTGGCCACGGTCTGGGCGCCGGCGATCTGCATGCCGGTGATGGTCGCGATGGTCTGGCCGTTCGCTGTGGCCTCCACCGTGTCCAGGGCTCCTTCCTCGTTCATTATATCTTCGATGGTGCGGAACCCTTCCAGATTCGCACATGCGACCACGATGTGCTCATGCGCAAACTCCGCAGCTTCGAATGTCTTTCCCGTTCCCAGTTTCACCTGTGTCATGATCTGCCTCCATTCTCCGGAGCGTATCCTTCCGGACGATAGCTTTTAATCGGTTGATGCCGATGGGCTTGATGTACTTGTCGAAAATGTTCTGGCCGTTGCAGTGCCGGAGCTGGCCGGCCCGCGAGAGGAGTCCTGCCGCGACGTGCGGCGGGATCTTCCTGTGCGTCTCGAGGAATCTCCGCGCCGTTCTGGCATTCCTGCGCAGTTTCTGGAAGTTTCTCCGTCTGAGGATTGTGCGCCCGTGAAAGAAGCGAAATCCTACGAAGTCTATGCCTCGTGAGTCCGTCTTGAAGATCTGCCAGTTGTCCTTCAGCCGCAGGCCGAGCATGGTCTCGAG